ACTTCTGCCTTAGATGGTACGCCAGCCTTTTGGAAGTCAGGCTCGATTTCTTTCGGTGGCTTTACCTCCGAAGTGCCGTCATTGCCGTCATTGCCGTCACTAGGTGCAGGCTTTGTCGGGGCCATAGGATCTAACTCGTCTTGGACATTCTCCACGCCAGCGATAGGAGCTGCTGCATTGACGATTCCCTCTGGCGAGAACAAGAACACGCCGTTGCCGGCAACGAGGATAGGCTGGTCGGCTGCTGGGGTATCCAGAAGCGGGAGGCCTAGCTCAGAGCGGCGCTCGTTGATGGTCTTAGTACCACCGCGCAATTCGAGGTCTGACTTCTTAGCAGCTTCCTCGTTGTCGCGGATTTCTGACACCATGAACTTAAACTCTAGCTCGCGTGGCATACCGAGATAGGTGTAGGAGATATTCGTCAGCATTTTAGAAATCCATTGAGCGAGAGGAGCTACGCCGATGCTTTGTGCGGCCTCGGCCTCTCCAGCTTGATGACCGCTTCCACCGAGTCCACCCTTTTGTGAGAAGCCAATCTCAGTAGGCAGAACGCCGAAGTGTCCGGTGATAGAGGTGATGAGGTACTCATCGAGCGCGGCCTTAAACTTCTCACCGTAGCCCTCATAGAACTCAGGCTTGAGTCCTGCGGGCAGGATGAGTGCGCGCTTGCGCTGCTCAGTCTGTCCTGCGAGGTTGTCGTTAATAATGTTTTCATACTGCTTCATCACTAGCGGATCGTTACCGAAGTCGGCATCCGAGGTCAGCATCATCTCTGGGGTAACGCCATCGGTGTATTCAGCGCGTAGCCATTGCTGACGGCGCAGGTAAAGGTCGGCTAGGGGTAGGCAGCGCTCGACCGGTGATGAGCCATAGACAGAGTTAGCTCTGCGGTTGCGGATGAAGTAGGACAAATCGTCCGAGGTGAACTCGCCGTCTGCATCTGGACTATCCGAGTTAGCCATAAACTCTGTGCGAGGGAAGCCGTAAAGAATCTGTTGGTAGGCAGCCTGCGGAGGCATTGGGCGCATACCGCGGTCATCGAGCATTGGCTTAATCGTTGAGCCATCGAGAATCTGGAAGCCGAACAAGTCCCCGCCGACAGTTTTCTGTGGCCAGATAGCCCACGCATCGAGGACAAGGATTTCCTCTAGCGACATCATCATCCAGTCAATAAAGGTCAGTCCGTTAGCGCGGTCAGGGTTCTCCCAGAAGGTACGCATACGATAAATCTCGTCCGAGAATTTGGCGCGAGCCTGAGACATAGCGCGAACATGATCCCCGCCGATTTCCGAGATGATTTTCTCCGAGGCATCCTCAGCGATAACGATGTCCCAGTCGAGTCCTGCAATTTTCGCCTTTAATACTTCGATACAACGGCGCACGATGTCAATCTGCTCAGCCGCGCCACGGAGGGTCTTGAACTGGACGAGCTTCTGCTCTGTGCCAATGTTGAGGTTTTGCGCTACCTGATATTCATAGCGGCGTGGGTCTGGGCGGCCGTCTGGACGAAGTGGGTTGATAGCGCCGGGCAAGATGGGCTGACCGGGGCCAAAGGGAACGCCGGACATAAGAGGATTACGCAGGAGAGGTGTTTGCTGGCCGTAAGTCTGACCTTGGTGCTGTGCATCGCGCATTTGCTGTTCGGTCATTACGACTGACCCGGCAGGTAGATTGCTTGGCGCTTTTTCAATTTGCTGTGCTACGGCTTTTGCTAGACGGTCAATTAGACCCATGGTCTCTCCTTGTTAGCGCCTCTTGTGGATCAGGCTGGTGTAATGATAGCGGTTATTCTATGGCCCTTAGTAGTAGAGAAGGACTGCGCCACCGCCACCGTTGCCACCTGTGCCGCCTGATGTTCCTGCGCCACCACCGCCACCACCATTACCGCCTGTGCCACCGTTAGCACCCGAAGCATTTGAGCCAGCACCGACAATTCCACCACCGCCGCCACCCGCACCAAATGATGAGCCTGTGCCTGATGAGCCTGTACCACCTGCGTACAAATCTCCTGTGCCGCCGTTGCCACCAGTTGCAACTCCAGTAGTTCCAGCAGAACCACCACCGCCAGCAACTAAACCTAAACCACCGTTGAAAGCAGTTCTGCCACCAGTTGCGGGGTTTGTTCCACCACCACCACTACTAGAAACACCGCCAAAACCATTGGAGTTGTAACCGTTACCTGCGGCATAACCAACGGTATTGACACCCGCATAAGGCGCACCTGTATAGGAAACAGAAGAAATAGTTGCACCAACTGGAATCGTAGTTGCACCAGCAGCAGAGCCACCATAGTTGACACCAGCCGTAGTCCATAAACCACCACCACCACCGCCTGAAAATACCATTCCGTAAATAGATGAGTTACCAGAGTTAGCATTTCCATAAGTTGAGCTACCAGTACCACCAGCGCCAACAGTTACAGTATTAGATGCGTAAGTCCAAGCAGCAGCATAACCACCTGCACCACCGCCACCTGCTCCACCACCAGCGTTAGCTGTTCCAGTTCCGCTTGATACACCAACCGTTGTGTTTGTAATAGTAAATTGAGTAGATGAAGCGCTGGCGATAGTTGCTCCGCTAATGTTGAGAGAAGCGCCAGAAGCGATACCTAAACCCGTTACTGTAATTCCCTGACCCTGAATGAATGAGTTGTTAGCAGTATAGGTAATAGTTGTTCCGTTGCCTGTTGCCGCCGTTACTGTTGCCGTTGCCTGAACAGGAGAGGTTGCACCTGCTCCACCCCCACCTACGACAATTGCATAGACACGATTTATACCTGTGGGGATTGTGACAGAGAAAGTTCCAGCAGTAGAAAATGTTTGTTGCAGCTTTAGGCCGTAAGGAGAATCAGTAAAGGATGGGTTGTTATAGATAGATACGCTCATGTTGTCTCCTAGTAGAAAAGGTAAAGTATTCCTGCGCCGCCTGCGCCGCCTGTGACTCCAGCACCACCGCCCCCGCCGCCTAAACCGCCTGCGCCGCCTGTAGTTCCTGAAGCAGCATTACCATTACCTGCAATACCTGCTCCGCCACCACCTGCACCATTAGAGTTAGTTCCAGTTGTTCCTGCGCCGCCTGTATAAGTTGTTGATGGATTTAGAATTGAAAATCCAGTACCACCATTTCCGCCTGTGCGTGTACCTGTTGAGGATGTATTTGAACCACCACCACCACCTGCTAAACCATTGCCACCATTACCACAAGTTGCTGTTCCAGTTGAAACTGAATTTCCTGCCCCACCGCCACCTGAAATTCCATTACCGCCGTTACCACCATTTGTAATAGTAAGAAAAACATTGTATCCACCGCCACCACCAACACCTGAACCAGCAAGTGCAGTTGTTGATGCTGCTGCACCGCTAGGAATTCCCCAATAATTAGTTACACCTGCGCTACCTCCAGCAGAGCCACCGCCTCCGCCGCCACCGCCAAGACTGCCAGCAGTAATAAAAGAACCACCGCCGCCAGCGATGATATTTCCATAGCGTGTGTAGTTTCCAGTTGTTCCAGCAGCACCACCAGAACCAACTACACAACTAGATGTTGCAATAGTCCAACCCCAAGAAATTCCACCTGCTCCACCGCCACCACCAAAGTTAGCGTTAGATAATCCACCACCACCACCACCAACTGCAATGGCATACACGAATGTAATACCAGCAGGGATTGTGACGGATGTAGTACCAGCGTTGATGGTCTGTTGAAGGCGTAAGCCGTAAGGCAAAATGAAATGAGTATTGGCGAATGGCGTAGCGTTATCGCCTTGCATACCGCCTGATACGGGAGAGCCAGCTTGCCCTCTGCGGATCGGGTTACTCACTAGGCAATCCTGTTGACATACCCGCTAATGGTGATAACCGAAGCGGTTGCCGCGAAAGCATAAACAGTAGAAGCCGCTGAGCCTGTGCCTGTTAGGGGCAGTCCTGCAACGATAAGAACATCGCCTGACTGTGGGGCTAGGGTAATCGGCTTGGCATTTTGTACCGAACCTGTGCCGCCAAACTGAACCGTCAGCAAGACAGGAGAGGTAGAAGTGTTGTTGGCATAGAGCCACACTTCGTCAATCGTGGATGAGGAAGTACCTGTGGCGTGGATGGTTGTGCCTGTTGAGGCAGTCTGAACAACGGTGATGGGCTGGCCGTAGGTTGATCCAGAGAGAAGTGTCTTTGTGAAAGTTGCCATGCGCCTATCCTAACTAAAGACCTGAGTAGCGAGAATGTTGTTCTGGTCATTGACGGCCGTTCCGACTGTCACCCATGCCGAGCCGGTGTAAACATAAACCTGATTTGTGCCTGAGTCAAAGTAGGTGTCACCGGTGCGAATCGTGGGGTTAGTCGGCGCTCCCGATGATGTCAGGAGATTTACGGGGTCGAGAGCAAGTGTGCTCATGCGACTATCCGATGATGACTACGCGGTAAGCGTTCGCGCTAGGTGCTACGGCAAAGTTAAGGGTGACGGTGTTGGTCGTGGCGCGTAGGTTATCTACGGTGACCTCTGATCCGTCAGCTACGGCATAAACCTGCACCAAGACATCGAGCGTTCCGAGGTTGTGGGTAATGGTGTATGAGGTGGCCGAGGTCGAGAGAGTGGTCGAATACTTTTGTGGGGTTGTTGAGGCAACGGAGATGGTGTTGCCTGAGATAGAGATACCCGTACCAGCGACATACTCACCGGCTGCCGAGAACTGTGTCCATGTGTATTGACCGCTAGAGATAATCCAGCCTTGTGCGGCCTGTGTTGTTCCCTGCTCAACGAATGTGAAGTCACCCTGTTGTGGGGTCTGTTCGTCAGTAGCGCGTGACCATGCGGATGCAGAAGCTACATAAATACCGTTTTGAGTGTTTGTGCTCTGGTTCTTAACAAGTACGCGGTTACCGGCAACGATAGAAACGCCGTCAATCGTCTGTGCGCCAGAAAGTGTGATGTTTGCGGTGGTAGCAGCGACTACCGATCCCTTGACATTCAGGCCTTGCGCTACGCCATCTACATAAGCCTTTGTTGCGGCATCTGTGGAGTTAGTAGGAGTTGCAAGGCTTGTAATCTTGTATGAGCCCCATGAGACATCTGCGGTTGGTGCAGAGAATTGGCTGAGAGAATATGAGGCAGGGTTAAAGCTGGTGACTACGATCCATGTCGTGCCGTTGTAATACTGAAAGTTGTTTGAGGTCGTGTTGTAGTAAATCTGACCAGCGACCGGCGAGCTAGGGGCTGAGGCTAAGTTCTGAACAGTCGCATTGAGAAGCTGGTTTTGCGAAAGGTCAAGATTGACGAGAAATTTACGGCTCATTGCTTCTCCTAGACTATGTACGCAGTACCGCTAAATGCTGCGGTAAAGGTAATCACCATCGTATTGGCGTTAGTATAACTGATAGTTCCTTCACATTGGTTGCCCGCTGAGTCGAGAACAACAGCGGTGGGATAACCGTTTAAGTTGTGAGTTATCGTCCAGACCGATGCAGGCGTGTTCTGTGTATAGGTGTAAAAGATAGTTGCGGCTGGGCCTTGTGGCCCTTGCACTCCGACCGAGGAGATAGTGATTGTCGGGGTTGTCGTGCTAACGGTGACATTCTGAACGGTCGTAGTGACCGTAATGTTATCTACTGTCATACCCGAGCCGTGGCGATAGTCAGGAAGCCATCTGCCCAGTCGTAGTTAATTCCACCCGATGAGGTTGCCTTGATGCCGTAGTAATAAGTCCCGACAGGAATAGCGGCCGTCTGTGTCCCGGTGATTTGATAGGTCGCTACTCCCGTTGTTGGTGAGGTCAGGGTGATACCTGATCCGTTAGTCAAAGTTAGAACAACAGCGCCGGTGACCTGATTGCTAATGGCCATGCGGATAGTGAAGCCTGTGATGTTGATAGGCGTGCCTGTGGCATCTGTGTTTGTGGTCGTGAAAATGAGGTCTATGCCCTGATTAACTGTCGGATTGTAAACGCCCATGTGACCCCTTAATTCGCTTCCGTAATAATAGCGGATTTACAACGAGGACAGACTCTCGTTCCCTTAATCACCGGCAAGCGACATGATGGGCAGAAGTCAGCCATTGCAGCAAGTGACCTCATCGCAACAGAGCCACCCATAAGGTCGGTGACAGCCCAGACCATTGCATCCATGCGGTCGG